CCTCTTTCGCTTTTTTATCAGCGGCTTTGCCAGCTAGATACTTTTCCCATACGTCGTAGTCTTTCATATTATGCCCTTGTCTTTCCGCGCATTGCGCAACCATCAGCACGTTTAGATGCTGAACTTATTGAACCGCCTTTTTTCATTTTTTCAGGTACTTCTTTTACATACAAGCCTGAATCTTCTTTTTTCATTTTTGGCCCGTATACTTTACCTTCTTTATTAATTCGTTTTCCAGTATCTTCCGAAGTCTCTAACATTACTGAGGTATCATTATCTAGCTGTTTTTTAAATGATTCAGCTAATGCTTTATTTTGAGCGTTTTTAGAATTAATATTTTTTTTAATAAAGTCTTGTTTTATTGAATCTAATTTTTTAATGTTTGCTAACGTTTCATTTAAGTCAGCAGGAACGTCTTGAGCATAGGTAGCCATAGTTAACACATCTTTCCGCGGGTTTTACCGCGAACTTCAATACCGCCGCCACGAGCCATTTTAGTACAGCCGCCGCTTTTTAGTGCTTTAAGGTTAGTCTTTTTGCCGCCGTGTAGTTGGTCATCATGCATCTTTACTGCTTTCTTAACCATCTTTTTGTCTTGCGACATATCAGATTTTACATCGCCACCTTTTTTGTATGATTTAGTTGCTTCATACTTCTCAGCAGCTTTTTTGTTCTTCATGTCTTGTAGCTTATCCTTAATATCAGGAGGCATATAATCTTCGTCAGTTGCTTCAGATTTTACTGGTTTTACGTTCACTGGTTTTGCTTTATTGTCAGCCATATTAGTTCCTTTAACATTTCCAACGTTTTAATGACGCTGCTTTACGAGTAGGTTTGCCATTCTCGTCTTTCATTGGGCCTGGCATACCTGACATACGGGCACAAAACGATTTCTTACGAGGACCACCTTCTGGCTGAGGAGCTTTTAAGTTAGACCCCGTTGCTGCATTGTATTTTGCGCGGCCTTTGGCAGTAAGTCCAGCACCTTGCGATACGGGTAACTTCTCACCACGACCAACGGCTAGTGACACGCCGCCTTTTTTAAAGGTCTTACCTTTGTCCGCTGCGTTAAACTCTTTTGCTACTTTAGTAGGAATACCCACCTTCTTAGCAAAGGCGGGATTGTGAGCTGCTGCGGCCATAAGATTATGCTGTTTTTTAGATGTACTTGGCATAGTTTTATCCAAATATTTTATGTGCGAACTGAGTGACAAGAGCGCCTAACGCACCGCCGGCACCACCAACCATCATCAAGACTTTCCAGCCACCGCGAGCTTCCGCAAGGGTTGTGTTAATGTCATTAAGCGTCTTTTTAATATCGTCCATATCGGCGACAAGTCTATCCATATCAGCTTGTAGATGTTTAATCTCAGTTCCATGTACTGCTAGTTCGCGTTCTATACTCATATGTCGCCTTAGCCGTAGAATGCTGTGATTGCAGAAACGTTAGTTAGGTCGGCATAAATATTAGTATCAAAACGAATGCCTTCGCCAGGTATTAATACATAAATAGTAAATGAATCACTCGTACCTACATCAAGTTCTAATAATGTAGTTCCTGATGCGCCACCATTTTTAATTGACACGTTTCCATCAGTACCGTTGCCACGATATGAAATAGCTTTTAAACGAGCTGGATTAGCTGATATTACTCCGTCAGCCGTAAGATGCGTTGCTTTTACATCGGTTTGCATACCCATAATTAATCTCCTTAGATTGTCTGGGGTGCAGCTTCTAGCTCAACAATGCGGGCTTTTAACTCTGCATTTTCTTTAGCTAGTGTAGCTGCTGTACCCATAGCATAATCTCTTTGTCCTTCTAGAAGTCCAAGCATAAGTTGAACCTCTGGGTCTCTGTGATTTAGCATTAAACAGTTACTTGTTGCCAATTACCTGAGTTATCGGAGATAAATAACAAACCGTCAGTAGAGTCAATACCTAATGAACCTTTACCTACACCTGATGCCGCACCGTCTGTAAAGTTACCTACTTTAATAACAACAGGAGCCGCAGCACCGTCATTAGCCAAACGAATTTCAGCTGTTTTGTAAGGAATAACGCCAGAAGGACCACCAGCATCAAGAACGGGGTCTTGCATCTTTAAGTCAATACCATAGTCAAAACCAGAACCAGCAGTAGTTTGAGCCATCGCAACACCAAACGCTGAACGGCAAGTAGTTACACCAGAATCGCCATCCATAAACGCCATAACAGCAGCATCGCCTGACAGAGTATTTGTATTAATAATACCCATTACACCAGCCATTAGACCAAAGTTAGCATAAGTACCAATAACTGCAAACTCACCTACTGTGCCAGCCATGTGGTTGAAAGTAGTAGAAGGAGCTACAGAGAAAGGAGCGCCACACTGAACACGTCCAAATATAGAAAAAGCTTCGCCAGGAGTTGCGTAATCGCTTGAACCAAAACCTGTAGTTGGCATTACACGAGAATAGAAGCCAGAAGTTGCCGTACCAGAATCGGCTGGAATTACATTACCAGTATTAATAGTGGTAGGTGTTAAAGGTTGTTGTGCGCTTGCGTCTCCGCCGCGATAACCAGCCCGCACTGGGCCTGAAAAAGTAGTTCTTGCCATTTGAATTTCTCCATACAAAGTAAGCTCATTAGTCTTGTATGCGTCCGCCGGGGCAGTCTAATGGGCCGGATTTAATATTCCCGGTTGATACAGTCTTTATACTATGTTATTGTTTTGGTGTCAACAGATTCGTGGAGTATTTATGCCCTACAAAGACCTAGAAGTTCGCAAGGCAAAAGCAAAGCTATATTCTAAGAAGCACTACGACAGTAATAAGCCAGCTCAGATAGAACGAATTAGGTTAGGTAAGATAAAGAAAAGAATCCAATGGGAAAACTATAAAGCCACGTTAGCGTGTGCAAACTGCGGTGAAAACCACCCGGCAGCATTAGACTTCCACCACGTAGTACCCGATCCCGCCAATAGAAAGATAAGTGAATTAGTTCAGAACGGAGCTTATAAGATAGCCCGCGAAGAAATAGAAGCCAAATGCATAGTGCTATGCGCTAATTGTCACCGCAAACACCATCACGAAGAACGTAAATTAAAAGAAGGCCTAATTACAGAAAGGTAGGCGTAGATTTGGTAGTTGTTACATGTAACGCAGAAAGCCGAAAAACTCGTTACTTACTACATCCTCTAATGTCGGCTTAACCGCCTATGTTTAAACAAATGTTTAGACTATTTGTTCATTACGTACATAGTTACTTCAAAACCGAAACGCATTTCTGTTGCTGATGGTGAGGTCCACATGTTCAAATTCTCCTGTTTTTTATACACATCGTGTGTATATGTACGAATTATGTTCTTTTTTATACACGTTACAATACGTAATATCATGAATTTGGTGGAGAAGGTAGGAATCGAACCTACTTGCCGAAGCCACGGATTTACAGTCCGCTGCCCTACCATTAGAGCATCTTCTCCGATATAAAAAGGGCCACCGAGAATCCCCAGTAGCCCTCTTATCTTACCTAGCGTTTATTACGCGCCAGCTGAACCGTACATACCTAATGGATCAGACCAACCGAATGAATAACGCTCACGTGCTTTATAACGAACGTTACCAGTGTCGAAGTCGCCATCCATTGATGTTGCTAATGGAGTACGTACAAAGTGTTTCATACCGTTAGGTACGTCTGTTGTCAAGAACCAAGCATTTGAGTCAGTCAAGAAGTGGTTAATTGCGTAACCTTCTGGGATTGAACCGTTGTTTTTCAATGCGTTGATGTCATTGTCAGCAGTGCCAGTACGTAGTTCAGTTTCCAACAAGCGAGTTGCAACGAATTGCAATGCTGGTGGAACAACCAATTTACGAGGTTTAGCAGCGATCAATAGGCCACGTTCGTCAGTCCAAGCGGCGATTTGAATAACTGCATTTTCCAATGAAGTTTCGTTCAAGTCTGCTGGAGTGGTTGGAATGTTGCTGTTTGTACCGCCAGTAACAAGTGGGTGAGATGCACTGAATAGTGGCACACCGTCGCCGCCGTTGTATGAACCGCTGGTGTTGAAACCGTTGTTCAATACGTTAGCTGCTTTAACTTGTTTTGTGTAAGCCATACCACGAGCTAATGCTTTAGTGTAGCGAGCAGATAAAGTGTCATACAAGTTATCTTCTACTGCTTCTTCAGTCAAGCTGAAGCCTAAAGCGATAGTTTCGTGTGTGTAGCGAGCTGTCCAAGCTTCTTGAGCATTGTCATAAGCGATAGAGTTACCTTCGTTTTTAACAGGAGCTGCTGAGAAGCCAGACAATTTTGTTTCTTCTTCGAAGGAACGCTCAGAAGATTCAGTTTCGTAAATCTCTTGATGTTCTTCACCATAACGTTTGTATTCCAAACCGAACAAAGCGTTCAGACCTGGTAATAGCTCTTTAAGGAGCTGTGCGCGTGAAATAGCCATTTATATTTCTCCTTAGTCAGCTACACCGGTACCATTGTAATACGTATGGATACCAAAGTTAAATTTAACGATGCAGTCTGTGAACGCATCACCAACAGTAGAGAATGGACCATCTACAAAATCTACTAAACGCAAAGCGATAGTATTTGTTGTAGCACGGGTGGCCACGTCTAATGATATTTTTGAATCGCCAGTAGTTGTAGAACCTGCTGTTTGATTCACGCCAAAGTTAGAACCTAGCATTGTTTGAGTCACAGCAGCATCTGCTTGGATTTGGAACAATGCATCTGGATCATCACATACATAAGCTGTAGCATCTGAAGAAACAGTACCAGTAGGCCAGTATTGTGCTTGCAAGAAATAGCCTAGTGATGGGCTTGTGTATGAACAACCTAAGAACACACCAACTGTACCAGCTGGGAATGGATCCGCGTTTGTACCTACGTTTGTTACTTTTACGATAGTTCCGTCTACACCAATTGCAACAACATCACCGTAGAAAATGTTAGCAGCATAACCGCTAGCAATTGCTAGTTGACGTGTTGAGCCAGCAAATTGCTGACCACCAATCAAGTTGATAGGACGAAGACCGTATGGGGCTGCAGTAGTAGCCATATTAAATCTCCTTAATTATTTACCTTTACCGAATGAGGTAGTGGTACGCTTTTCCTTAAATAGGGGCATACGTGCATCATTCTCTTTCATAAAGCTGTTATCCACCGCTTCAGTCTGAGACTGTGTCTGATTATTGAAATAAGCAGAACGTTGGTTAACAAACTCTTCTGGTGTCTTACATAGCATCAGACCACCAACTTCCACTGAATCTGGAATGCGGCTGTCTTTATCTGTGAATAACCTTAGTTCAGGATGCTCCGACAATTTGACGGGTTCCCAACCTTCTCGCATTTTTGAAGATACATTCGTGGCGTCAGCTTGACCAGCCATACTTGTACGAATCCAACGATACGCCCATCCAGGCTCCTTGTTTATTTCAGGCAATAAAGCAGCTGGTGCCCATTGCGCCTGACGTTGAAAGGTTTCGCGGGTTTCTAAGTCTCGGTTTTGTCTAGTATCAGTCATTATCTGTTCTCCAATTTAAGTGTCTCACGTGCATATTGCTCGGGTGTTAGATTAAACTTTTTAGCTAAAGCTAATTGAGTTTTAGTCAAGTGTACTTTTTTAGGCGCGGTACTACGCGTGGCCGAGGCTACAACGGTTGACGGTTTTTTGCGTTGGGCGGGTGTTTCCACGTCCAGCGAATCATCCCCGAAATATTCTGGGAATCGTTTGCGCATCGTTTTATCGATGGTGGTGTAATACTCTTCTGAAGTAGGGTTAGTACCTGCCCTTACTAGCTTCTCATGCAACCCCAAAGCGAGGCTAGTCATTTCTTCATCTTGTCCAAACCAACTGTTCTTATCTTGCCAGGCAAGAGCTTTACGGTCGGGTTTGGCTACTTGGGGTCGTTCAGGTTGTATATATACATCATTTTCTTCCGCTTGTAAAGCACTATCGTATTGCGGACGATAATTTTGCATTTGTGTCAGTTTATATTGGGCTTCATTCATGCGTTGTTGCGCATCAATAATGCTATCTGTCTCGCCTCTGTCATACGCTTCGCGGTAATCGCGCTTAGCCATATTCATTTCTTGCTCAGCAGACTTCCTAGCAATCTCAATATAGGTTTGTTCACCAGAAGTTAGATTCGATTTTAGTCGTTTGTTCTCTTCTTGGA